TGAGCAGCAGCTTGTCGATTTAACTTCATCTCAGGTGGTAACATCGAAGGAGTCAATGTAGCCAAATTCAGAGTTGCAATGTACAATGCTTTCGCCATTGTAGGGCCGGCTGTTGATCCTGAAGGACCGCCGTAATTACATACACCTCCGAACACAGCTACAATAGCAGGCACTGCTAAAACAAGAATTTGAGCAGCAATAGAAGCAACCCCAGCAAGCGAAGCTGTGAGCCCAGTGGTAGACGTCGAAACTCCCATCAAAACCTTATTATTGTAAGGTGAGACAGAAAATTTATACGAATTTACTACGGAGTCACCATCGTCAGGTGCGAAAGTAGGAGCTGTGGTTGTTATTATTGTAGTGCCGTTATCATACAACGAAGCCATATCAACATTAGCAGTAGCATTTGCAGCCGAGCGCGTTGTTTGCCAATTTAGACTATAAAGTCCAGGATAATTGAATACTATCTTATTGGCACCTTCAGAAACAAGGTCTACATAGTCATTAGGGGCAGTCCCCCCAATAACCGTAGACCCTGACCCAAAAAGGTTATTTATAAACGTATTTACAGTAACAAGCGTGCCAGGCCAAGTCCAAGACCTCCAAAAGTTCAATGCACCAGCAAGTGTAACTTTAGGAGTATAGAGAGTTACATCATAGTCAACATACAGCTTACCAATAATGCTCGCATCCGCACACCCTTCAGTGGCAATTGTAAATCTCCCATAATCATACAATCGAGCATCAGTACCGTCAGGAACATCACCAACTCTTATGTACAATGGTTTTGCCCCAGCGATTAAACAATTATGTCCAGCAGACTTCCAAATATTCGCAGTCATCGCACCGCGATATCCCATCAAATCTTCAACTCCAGTAAACTCAGCATCTTCTACGTCAACTTGCGTTGCCATGTAATAATTTCCTTTTTGCTGAGTGCCAGAACTGGAAACAATACGAAAGTGCAACTTATTAAACTTGTACGTCTCAAACAGCCCACCCATGGTTCCCAACCACGGAAAACTGCCGATTAAACCTGCATTGATCTCATAGATCTGATTTTCTCCTGTCGTACTATAAGCTACACTACCTGGAATACTGTCCAAGAATTCACTGTGTCTCACATTGAAACCACGACCCATATTGATCATGGGACCACTCTGGCGGTCCACACTACCGACAGCTACGGGAATTCCAGATGTAGGCGTACTAACAACGCCTGCTTTTCGCATTAGTCGTCTTTTCGGTCCTATAAATTTTTTAGCAGCTCGCAATTTAAGCTTAGCTTTCGCCACTGCTAATTTAGACCCTTTCCCTTTTCTAGATTTGATAGTAACTTTCTTTTTCTTTTTACCTTTTCCTTTCTTAGTACCCGGCATTATGCCAAAGAGGCTATCACCCTATGGAAATAGCGTGCCACTCGTTGTGACACTTTCAAAAGAGCTATCTTCTTACCCGCGGAGCTCTCATTTAACATATACATTGCAGCTATTTCTTCATCAGTAAGGTAGGTTTGTTCAACCTCCTTCCAACTAGGGACACCTGGCGCATTATCTTCACTAGAAAGTTCGGAACGATGCCGAAGCAACAAACGAGCTATGTAAGAAGAAAAGATATTGCGCAACCGAAAATGATTCCATGAAGCCACTCTTAAAGCACATGCTTTCAGGTACGACCAACGAACGTGTCGCTGTTGATTACTGTTAAACAACATAGTTGATAAAACTTTTTCGTAATCAGGAACAGGTAACATAAAGCCAGATTTCAACGAAATTGTCTGGTGACTCAAAAATTGTAAGAGGGGTAAAGGAGCAGAATGTGTAGCCTCCTCTTTCATGAGTATCCCCAAACGATTCCAAATCATAGCACAAGATCTAATATTGAAGAAGTCCTTAACCTTATCAGAACAAGTCCAAAGACTATCATCACCGTAAAGAGCTGCTTCAACATTAGCATGAAAGAAAGTATAAGAGTCAGGACCCCCAAGCTGTAACCAC